AGTACAAGCAGCCAACAGTTTTACCGCAGCACTTGTTACCGGCTTTGCCAAGGTAGTCGAGTTTTCCGCCGAGGCGCTTCGAGGGGTTAAGGCTATCGGTCAAGAAATGGGCGTTATTGGTCCAGACATTGACCGTTCACAGTTGACCGGAAACCGTGGCGGGTTTCGTGGGTTTGCGGCGCGTGGTCGTCGCAATTTCAACGAAACGACCGCGATGGAAAACGACTGGAAGTTTCGGCAAAAGGCGCTGGCAACTGAAAAGAAGTGGGCCGAAGCCGCAGCGGAAGCACGCGCCAAGGTAAACGAAGCCGACGCAGCGCGGGCGCGAGAAATGGCCGCGTTCAAAAAAGACTTGGAAGAAATACCCGAGTTATTTTCTACATCGTTTACCGCAGCCGACGTAACCATGGCATCCAGCGTTCAAAATATGCTGGAAGAAATGAACATGGCCGACGATATGATGCTGAACTTTGCCCAACAAGCAGCATCCAGCATACAAACCGCGTTTGCCGATTTCCTGTTTGATCCGTTCCAAAACGGATTGCGCGGCATGGTTAAAGGATTTATCGACGCGATCCGTCGCATGATTGCGGAACTAATGGCGTCGTATCTGTTGCGCCAATTCTTCCAGTATATGAGCGGCTTTGGCGGTATCGCCGGTAGCATCGGGCAGTTTGCCGTTTCTACGCTGTCGGCGCGGGCCATGGGTGGTCCGGTCACTGGCAACACGCCGTACATGGTCGGCGAACGTGGGCCGGAATTGTTCGTACCGAATACATCTGGCAGCATTGTTCCCAATCACGCCATGGGTGGCGTAATCGTGTCGCCGGTCTACAACATCGACGCACGCGGGGCCACGGCAGATTTGCAAAAGGCATTGCCGGGAATCATGGCCGAAAACAATCGGCGCATATTCGATGAACTAGACCGACGTTATGGGATAGGGCGATGACCGATTACATACTACCGCCGGATTTAGTCGCCAACGACATACAGTGGCGCATCCTAGACAACACCGCGTCGTATTCATCGCCGCTTTCGGGAGCGGTTAGGACTTACTCCCGGCCCGGTAATCGGTGGGCCGCTACGTTGTCGTTCCGTGCGATATCGGATCAGAAACGCCGACGGTTGTTGTCATTGCTGGCCGCGTTGCGTGGTCGCTCAAATCGCCTATGGTTCACCGAACCCGGCTATTCGTTTGCCGGTTCGTTTGCCTGTCCCGAGTTGATCACAAATAACGCCGCAGTCGTGGCAACTACAGGGTGGTCATCGTCGAGTGCCGAAGTCGCGCTGTCGGCAGATTCGCACTTTGGCTTGCGTCTTGCCCGCACAGCGGCCACGACGGATGCCTACGCTTACCAATCCGCAGCCACCACGGTTGCCAGTGCGCCATACGCAATACGAGCCGTTTATGGGGCCGGAAAAGGCAACGTCCGTATCGGTGCGGCGGCTGGTACGTCGCAGGGCGGCACGACGCTATTAAATGGCACTGTACGTACATCAGCCGGACGTTATACCGATTCGTTCACCGCGTCCGGTACATCGACGCACGTTAGTTTCTACGACTACTACAGCGGACGTGCAGCCGGGGCGTTTCAGTTTCTTTCGTGGGCGTCACTGACGCGTTGTGCGCTAGTGGCGGGGGGATCGCAAACTGGCGGGGCGTTGAACATCGACGGCTTGCCGACTTCGACAAACGGGTTGGCCCGTGCGGGCGATTGGGTCGAGATTAACGGCGAACTAAAGCGACTAACCGCCGACCTTAATTCCGACGATAGCGGCGCGGGTTACATCATGTTCGAGCCGACGCTACGCACGTCGCCAGCGGATAACACGGCAGTTGTGTTCCGTAATCCAATGGGTCGTTTCCTGTTGGCCGAGGATGCGGGCAGTTGGTCGACGCGACCCGGCACGCTTTCAGAAATGACGATTGATCTAGTCGAGGACATAGCCTAATGACGCGTTGGGTTAGCAACACGAACCAAACGGAAGCGGCGAAGGCGTCGCTTTTTATTATTACGATGGCGAAACTGGAATTCGATTCCGGTACGGTCTACGTCCACGACGGCGTTGGAAGCGTAACCTTCGACGGTAATACGTACTTGGGCGTTGGCAAATACGGTTCGTTCGACATTATCGACGAAAACATTGATACCGTCGCCCGTGGAATCAAAGTCACGTTGTCCGGCGTCGATACGTCGCTGGTTCCTATCGTGATGGACGAAGTTTATCAGGGCCGACCGGCAACCTTTTACGTTGGCTTTTTGGATCAAAACCTAAACTTTGTTGCCGATCCCGAGGAAATCTGGTCGGGCCGCATGGATACCATGTCAATTAGCATGGATCAAAACAGCGCGGTCATTTCGTTATCTTGCGAATACCGTTTAAGAAAAGAGCCGGTATTAGCAAGGTTCACGGATGAAGACCAGCGCCTAGCGTTTGCTGGCGACACATTCTTTAACCTAACGCAATTCATCCCACGCTATAAAGCGACATGGGGCGATAAACCGACAAACTTTAGTGGTGGCGGCGGTCGTCCATACGATCCTAACTTCCGCTTGGACCCGTTCTAATGCGACACGAAGATTGGGTCGACCGCTTGTTTGCGGCGATTGAGCAAGTTAGTACCGAAACATTTGCATACGGCAAAAACGACTGTTGCCTGTTTTCGGCGCGTGTCGTCGACGCGATGACCGGCAGCGACTACGCAAAACGTCTTGCAGAAATGTATCACGACGAACGGTCCGCACTAGCCTATATCAATTCGCACGGGTCCATACAGGAAGCCGTGAAGGATTGGCTAGGCGAACCGTGTGTATCCCTATCGTATACACAGCGCGGCGACGTTGTACTGTTTAACAACGAAGGACGCGAAACGCTAGGTATTTGCGTGGGTGATCGCATCGTGACGGTTGGCGAAACCGGCATTGCTCACGTACCCATGGCACAGGCTATTTGCAGTTGGAAGGTTAACTAATGGCTCCAGTTGTAAGTGCGGTAACAAACTTCCTGTTGGTGGTTTTCGGCGGCACGTCTGCCGCAGCCACGGTTGCCGCAATGGTGGCCGCTAACGCCATTGTCTACATTGGCGGCAACTTGCTTTTGATGAAGGTTTCGCAAGCGTTAGGTCCGAAGGTTCCACGCGCCACGTCACGACCGCCCGACGTGGAATATTCCGATACGGTTGCACCGCGTCGCATTGTCTACGGCGAAAACAAGATTTCTGGAATGAACGTCATTCCGGCGATTGTGACCGGATCAAAAGGCGAATATTTGCATCAAGTGTTGGCGCTGGTCGGTCACGAAGTCAACGCAATAAACACTGTTTACTTTAACGACGAAGCATTGACGCTCGACGGAAGCGGTAACGTCACGGGCAGCAGTTTTGCCGGTAAAGCATCTGTCCGCAAATACACCGGAACATCGACGCAAACCGTCGATAGCATCCTAAACGCCGCTATTACGGAATGGGATTCCGACCATCGTGGACGCGGTATCGCGTATTTGGCGTTGCGCTATACCTTCGACCAAGAGATATACCGCAATGGCAAACCCGACGTTACCTGTATCGTGCAGGGCAAGAAGTGTTACGACCCGCGATTAGACACGTCACCGGGCGCGAATCCGACAAACTCAAGTTACGCCGCGTACACGACTAACCCGGCGTTGTGTCTTGCCGACTATCTCATGGCGTCGTATGGGTTGAGCGAGGACGGAACCCGAGTCGATTGGGCGTCCGTTGTAACAGCCGCGAATATCTGCGACGAAAACGTAGCCATTCCGGGGTCGACGACGCAAAAGCGGTATACCTGTAATTTGGTGCTGGAAGCGACCGCCGAATTCGAGAACAACATTCAAGCGTTAACACAGGCCATGATGGGCGCGTGCTACTACTCCGGTGGCAAGTGGCGCATGGCAGCGGGCGCGTGGTCATCTTCGGCGTTTACGATTACCGAAGACGACATTATCGGACAGGTGACGGTCCAGACAGCGCAGAGCCGCAAGCGCGAAGGTTATTACAACGCCGTTCGCGGACAGTTTGTTGACAAGGACCGCAATTATCAGCCGGTCGAATTCGAGCCAATCCTAAACTCGACATACGAATCAGAAGACGGCGAACGTATCTATACCGAAGTCGCGTTCCCGGCGTGCAATAACCAGTACGAAGCGCAGCGTAACGCCATCATTCTGTCGCGCCAATCGCGCCGACAAAAGACAGTGCAAGTCGTTTGCAGTCTGAACGCCTACAAAATACGTCCGTTTGAAACTGGCACGGTCACGATTGCCGAAGTCGGCTGGACCAATCAAACCGTGCGTTGTATCGGTTGGAAATTCCGACCGGAACCGGCCATCGAACTTACATTGATTGAAGCAGCGTCGAGCGATTACAGCGACCCGTCAACCGGGACGTATGTAACCCCGGCATCCGTCGTGGTAAGTGATCCGGCGACTTATTCGCCCGGTTCGCCACAATCGTTCACGGCAACGCAAGAAATCGAATCCATCTTGCTATCGTGGGCCGCACCGTCTAACAGCGTTCCCGGCATTCTGTACCGTGTATTTCAGTACACAGCGTCGACGCCATTTTCGTCGGCCACGCAGATTTACGAAGGCGCAGATACACAGTTACGCGTGCCGCGCACCGATACCGCAACGCGGTATTTTTGGGTGCAGTCGTACTATGGCGTTACTGGCGGCACATCCGACCCGACGCCATCCGGCGCGGGCCTGTCGTCGTCCGGCAAGATTGCCACGCTTAACGGCTACCTGACGAACGAAGCGACGCTAGTACCAGCAGATTCGTCCGGCACGGTTAGCAGTTACGCGGATGCGGTCGGCTTGTTTAAGTTGTTTAGCGGTCCGAACGACGTTACCGCCAGCACGACCTTTGCCATCGTTTCCGAAGTAAATTGCGATGGCGATTTGAACACTGCCGCCAACACGCCGGTTAGCGGGCAACCGATTGGTTACTATCGCGTCACGTCACTAACTGCCGATACCGGACAATTCACCATGTCGGCGACTTATGGTGGCGTTACCGTTACCAAGGTATTTACCGTAGGCAAAGCGAAAGCCGGTACTAGCGGTACAAATTCCGTATCGGTTGTTTTAAGCCGCACAGCGGTTCAATTAAATGCGTATGCCGACGGTAGCGTGCCGAGTTACGCGGACGCATCCGGCCAGTTGACCGTTTATAGCGGCGCGACGGACGTAACCGCATCGGCTACGCTGTCCGCGTCGGCCAGTAGCGGCGTTACTGGCACAATTAACACGGCGACGAACACGCCAGTTAGCGGACAGCCAAAAGGCTATTACCGCATTACGGCCATGTCGGGCGACGTTGGTTCGTTGACCTTCACGGTTCTATACAACGCCGTTACGTACACGGCCACGTTTAGTGCATCGAAAAACAAAGTTGGATACGAAATTGTCGGATCATTGCCGTCGACCAATCTTTTCGAGGGCCGAATCGTATTCCTAACGACCGACGACAAGTTGTATCGCTACACCGGGTCCGCATGGACAGCAGCGGTTAGCGGCGCGGATATTACGGCTGGCACATTGCAAACGGCAGCGTTCGCGTCGAGCATCGAACCCGTAACCATTGTTTCGTCGGTTCCCGGCACAAAGTCGACGAATTCTATTTTCAACACGACCGACGGCAAGTTGTACCGTTGGAATGGTTCGTCTTATGTCGCGTCGGTTGCGACAACTGATTTGTCGGGACAGATTACCGGCACGCAGATAACCGACGGCGCGATCACAACCGCCAAGATGACGGCCAACAGTATCGACGGCGACCGTATATCTGCCGGAACTTTGGACGCTTCGAAGATTATTGCCGACAGTATCACTGCCGGACAAATTGCAGCCGGAGCGATTAACACTACCGAGTTGGCCGCGAATGCGGTTACATCCACAAAAATTGCCGTTGGCGATTTTACCGTACAGGCTAAAAACTTTGGTTTTGAAGAAGGCAATGTACTGGACGGTTTGGGCAATGATTTAAACTGGAATAAAGGCGCTGGATGGTCGCTTAACCAAAGCAATGCAAGAACCGGAACATGGTCGGCATCTTGCACCGCAACAGCACCATCGGCTTTACGAAACAACCAAGTTATACAAACTAGTCCCGGCGAAGTTTTCTATATTGAATGCTATATAAAGCATTCTGGCGGTTCGATTGGCAACGGCGGATATGTACGGTTGCGCGGTTTGAATTCAGCCGGTGCAGAAATTAGCACGCAATCCGGCAACACGGTTGCATCATCTGAAACAGCCTATACGAAGTCGAGTGGGACTATTACGGTTCCTGCTAATGTCGTCGCAGTAAACGTCGAAGTTGTTTCCGATATTACCGGCGGCACTTGCTACGTTGACGACGTGCGAATTATTCGTGCGTCTAACTCCGTATTGATCGAAGACGGCGCTGTTATTGCGGCGAAGGTGGCAGCAAATGCCATCACCGCCGACAAGATTAGCGCGGGCGCTGTCACTGCCGCCAAAATCAGCGTTACCAATCTTGCCGCAATCAACGCGGACATGGGCAACATTACAGCCGGTACTATCGTGTTGCCGTCGGGCGGGTTTATTCGCTCCGGGCAAACCGCGTACAACACCGGAACCGGTTTCTATATCGGCAACGATAGCGGTACGCCGAAATTCTCATTCGGCAACCCGAGCGGTAAAAATATCCGTTGGGATGGTTCGGATTTAACGGTTAACGGCGGCATCATTCTTACCGGCAGCGTCGCCAGCAATGCCATTACCGCCAGCGCCACGGACCTTCCGTCGGACGTAACGCTAACCAGCGCCAACAGCGGCGTCGACAACACGCTGTCGACCATTACGATTACCGCGACCGGCAGCACCAATATGCTGATTCGGTGCGATCTGACGTTTAAATTCACGCTGGCGACCGGAAGTCTAATCAACATTTACAAGATTTATCGCGGGTCGACGTTGTTGGTTGACATTCCGATTACCAGTCTTGCGTCGGGCGGTACATACCGCGTGCCATTGCAATACATGGACACGCCGTCGGCGGGCAGCACGACCTATTACATCAAAGTCGAGCCGACCCTAGGCGGTAGCACGACCTACATTTACGAAGACATTATTAGCGTCGTTACGGAATTCAAACGATGAGATACGCCACGGTTGCATCGAACGGTCGCATTGTCGGCATTTTTACGTGCGAACCCGAACTACTGCCGCTACGTCCGAAGCCGGACGGCGCGGAATTCATCGAATGTGAGTCTGCGAACGCGGCTAATTCCTACTGGAACGGCAGCGAGTTTGTCGACAAGCAGCCGTCGAGCGTAACGCATACGGTCGCTGGAAATACAGTCACGATTACAGGACTACCCGACAACGCGATTATTAACGTCACGTTGCCGGATCGCTACGAAGTCTATCAAGCGTCCACAGAATTTAGTATTTCGTTGCCGGGACCGGGTGGGTATGTGTTCCAAATTGACCCGTGGCCGTATCTGAAAAAGACCTTTGCCGTTTTGATTGAGGGATAACTTATGGACGTATCGAAATTCAAGGTTCCGCCCGGATCGCTAGTCCTTGACGTAGCGTTGGTATTTGGTTTGGTCTATGCCATGGGCCAGATTACGGAGCGGTTAGAAGGAATTTCGAAACGTCTGGAAGTTGTCGAGGCGGTCAAGATTCAGCCAGAAGCCGACCGGCGTATTGCCGTGATTGAAGCGCAAATGGCGAGTCAAACCGAACGACTTAAAAGCATAGAAATGAAACTAGACCGAGTATTAGAACGACGTTAAACGATGGGGGTCGGCTATGGAACTATTCGAGATTTTCACGCGTGCATGGCCGGTTATTCTCGCACTCATTACGTTAATTATCGTCCTGTCCAAACTCGACTTACGGGTTGCAGTGCTGGAAGACAAGATAAAAACGCTGTTCGATTTACTTAACAAGAATAAGTAACCGCTATGAATATGCAAAAAATTGTTGATATGTTGTTCCCGGTATTACTTGCCGCAGTCGGTTGGTTGCTGACAGAAATTGCATCTTTTAACAACCGTTTGCTATCTGTCGAAAGCAAGATGCCCGCGCTGATTACCGCCGAGGGCGTGCCGACCGATAGTCCATTGTCGGCAGAAAAACGGCACAGGATGAAAGAAGAAATCTATACCGACATTCACGATCTACAAGTGCGTGTAAAACTGATTGAGGAACGAAACAAATGATGACCATGATTTCGACCTTGCTTTCGTTTCTCGCTGGCGGCTTGCCGAAAATTCTGCAAATTTTCCAAGACCGACAAGATAAAAAGCACGAACTAGCGTTAGTTGCGGCGCAAAAGGAACGCGAACTAGCGTTAGCGGAACGCGGCTTTATCGCACAGGCCCGCGTCGAGGAAATCAAAACCGAGCAAGTCGCTATGGAAACAGCCGCCGAGGAACGGGTCGCGCTGTATCAGCACGACATGGAAATTGGCAAAGGCGCGTCGAGGTGGATTATTAACCTTCGCGCCAGCGTTCGACCGGTTGTCACGTACATTTTCGTCTTGGAATTAGTGGCGTTGAACATTGCTGGCGTGTGGTATGCCTACTCGACGGGCATTCCGTTTGTTGAGGCGATGGATAACGTCTTCGGCGACGACGAAATGATTATCCTGTCGTCCATCATTGCATTTTGGTTCGGTAGTCAAAGTTTCCAGAAAAAATGAAAGTTAGTCCGGCGGCAATCGCAATGATCCGCCACCATGAAGGCGTAAAAAACCGCGTTTACCTATGCCCGGCCAAACTTTATACCGTCGGCGTAGGCCATGTGCTGTACCCGGAGCAAGCAAACTTGACTGTATCCGATAGGCTACAGTATCCGCTACGGCCAGAAGATAACCGGACGTGGAGCAATGACGAAATTAACGCTTTACTTGTTGCGGACCTTGCGCGATTTGAGCGCGGCGTGGCCCGATATTGCCCTACTGCTACTAATCATCAAGGCCAATTTGACGCACTAATAAGTTTCGCGTTTAACGTCGGCTTGGGAAACTTGCAGCGGTCCAGTCTTCGCATGAAACACAATCGCGCCGATTACGAAGGCGCAGCCGAAGAATTTATGAAGTGGACCAAGGGCGGCGGTCGTGTACTGCCGGGGCTGGTTAAGCGTCGACTCGACGAACAACGGCTATATATGCGGGGGTTACATGGCGCGACGTAACGACGGCATTCCTTCAAGTTTTATGGTCGCAGCGCACAAAATCGAGGTTGTAACGGTTCCCGTTAAGAAGTGGAAACACGGTAAAAACTGTGTCGGAATGTATTTGCCGAATGATTATCGCATCGAAATCATCGGATCGTTAAAGGGGTCGAA